TGCAAGGATGGCGTTGTTACCCTTGTCACGAAGAAGCATGGCCCGTTCGACTTCGAATACTTTGTCGTCAAGCTGAAATAAAATAAGGGGAAGAAGTGATGGAGAAGTTGGTTCTTGGGCATGGCAACGTTGGCATGGATCGCCGCATCGACGACTTCCCCGGCATCGTGCAGATCGGGACAGTGGATTGGAAAGGCAGCAAACAACGGAGGCCACGGGGATGAGTGACGAAGAACTGGTGAAGCGGCTGCGGGAAACCCGCCTTGCCGTCGCCGACCGCATCAAAGAACTGGAAGCCGAGCGGGATGCTTGGAAGGAGAAACACGCCGCAGAGGCACTAGGGCTTCACGTTCAAATGCAGCGCGCGGATGCCCTTGAGGCCAAGCTGGCGAATCTGGTGGAGAAATCTGACGCTATGCTGGATGCTTTCTGCATCCTCGAAAACCAGCGGCAAGTTGAAGCCTATGACAGCATGTGCGCCACGCTGGCCGAAATTGAGGGAGATAAGGGATGGACGACGGAGAACTGGTGAAGCGGCTGCGTAAGCGGCAAGAGTTTGAGTTTATTGACGTATACAAGCGGGTTGAGTGGGAAGATGAAGACGCTCTCGAAGCTGCCGACCGCATCGAAGCCCTGACCGAGCAACTCGAAGCCGCCCGTGCTGACGCCAAACAGGCCGAGGCTTATGCAGAGGATTTGAGAAACCTTCTTTGCTTGGCGGACGAAGCAATCATGGACTTGAATGGCTGCTTCCCTCTTGGACCTAGCAAAAGGGAACACGCCTTGCGGAAAGTCTGCCGGGCGATCCGCGCCGTCACTGGCAACGATTATGATGAGCGAAAACGACGCGCCAGTGCCACGCTGGCCGAGATTGAGGGGGAGAAGGGATGATACGCCTTGTATTCAACAACGCAGACGCCAAGCCAAAGACGGAACTGATTGAATGCAGTGCCGCATCCGTGCCTGCCGTTATGACATGGTATGGGGCCTATCACGCGGGCGACCGTTACACTGTGACTGTCAACGGACGGAACGTGCCAATGGATCACAACGGTAAACTGCTGGCCGAGATTGAGGGGGAGAAGGGATGAGGTGGAAAGTTCTACCCTACGACTACGCAAGGTGCATCAGCAAGGATTGCCCCCTAGAGGGAACGTGTATGCGTAAGACACCGGGACGGGAGACATACCAGACGGTGTTTACGCCAACACCAAGCAATGACTGCGCCTATTATATCAACGGAGAGGAAGACGATGAGTAGCCTGAAACTATACCGCACCACCAAGGGCGAGATGGCGAGGATTATCTGCGACATCACATATCCGCATCCTGTCTACTTCGACCGCCCGTCTAAGCGCCTCACAAAGCATGACCTAAAGTCCATGCTGCATGATCGGGCGGAGGAGGCCAGACACATCATTGATATGATGGAAAGCATGGCCGAGGCCAATGTCGAAAACTATAGGCTGCGAGATTACATCAACGCGCTTCATGACCTTCACAACGAATTCGGTTTTTTCAGTGCGGAAGGTCCGGGAAAGCCGCACCTATGGGAGGTATAGAAATGAGCGGTGCAAACGAAACTCAGGTGGGTGGCGCACACTACGTCGAGATGGATATCCAACCTTGGGAGGTGATGCAGCTTGTGCTGACCCACGAAGAGTTCGTTGGATACCTCAAGGGAAACATCATCAAGTACTCGTTGCGCCAAGGAAAGAAGGAGAGCGACGATGCAGGAAAGGCAAAACACTACATGCAAAAACTGGAGGAAATAAGGTGAGGTGGTTCGGAAAAAAAGAAGAACCAAAGATGACGTTCGTGGATCGTGAACAAGAGGCGGTCCACCAAATCATCGAAGCGTCGAAGATCATCAAAGGACACAGGCTGGCCGCTGTCTTCTACACAATCTTGGCGGATCGGCGCGATGTGTCTGAAGGCGATCTTGAGAACATGGCCAACAGGCTCAACGCCCAAGCGTGGGAAAAGATGCGCATCAAATCAAAGGCACAATAAGCGAGGAAACTATGACGAAGAAAACAGTCTGGGAGACGTTGTCCAAAATCAACGTCAATGAACACACCGAGAAGAAGAACGGTCTAACGTACCTGTCTTGGGCTTGGGCTTGGGGTGTCCTGAAGGAACACTACCCATCCGCTAAGTTCGAGAAGCACATCCAGTTCCCGAGCGGACTACCATACATCGTGGACGCAAACGGATATGCTTATGTGCAGGTGACCGTCACGGCAGACGAAGAAAGTGCAACAGAACTTTTTCCAGTTCTGGACCACCGCAATCGTGCCATCCAGAACCCAAGCGCGTTCGATATCAACACAGCCATGCAGCGGTGCTTGGCTAAGTCGATCAGCTACCTCGGGCTTGGGCATTACATTTACGCTGGCGAAGACCTGCCGCAGGGCGATGACGCGCAGAGCGTACCAGAGCGCCCGCAGAAGGCCAAGTCTGCACAGCCAGCACCTGACGCCTTCATGTCGAAGGAGGCCGTGCAGCGGCTCTCTGACGCAGAGTACGAGGCCATCCATGCCACACCTGATGTTGTGGCCAATGACGGCACCGTCAAGAAGACGAACGGCATGGATATGATTGCAGCCGTGTTCACGAACTTCTTGCCCGCGTGTGACACGGACGAAAGCCTGCGTCAGTTCTGGGCAAAGAATAAGACAGCCATTGATGTGCTGAAGAAGGGAAGCCCTGACCTGTATGAAGAGGTCGTCACAGCGTTCAAGGCCCGCAAAGATACACTCGCAAAAGGAGAAGCAGCATGACCCAGTATCCCGCCAACGGCGTTTTGTTTGGAAACGACCGCAAGACAAATGAACGCCAGCCAGACTACACCGGCACTCTGGACTTTGATCGTGAAGTCGTGATGGACCTGTACAACCAGCTTCAGTCTGGGACTGAACAGCCAAAGGCAAGTCTGTCTGCGTGGAGAAAGACCTCCAAGAATGGCAAGCCGTTCCTGTCCCTGAAGGCAAGCGTCCAGTATCAGCGTCAGCAAGGTGGCCAGAGCAGCTATCAGGCACCGCCCAAGCGCAATAACCTCAATGATGAAATCCCCTTCTGATGCTGATCCCCAAGACGAAAAGATTGGTTGACGAGAAGTATCTCGCAAGTCTGCGCGGTCAGCCGTGCTTGGTCTGCCGTCAAGGGGGAGAAGCGCATCATCTGATGCGGGCTGAGGCGAGAGGGATAGGCCGGAAGACAAGTGACAACTGGGCCGTCCCTCTCTGCCACAAGTGCCACATGGAGCTGCATGCCTTTGGCAATGAGCAAACATGGTGGGACATACTTGGAATAGACCCAATTGAATGGGCAAAGGAAAACTGGATGAAGTACAATGGATAAACACAGACTGGTCTGGACAGAAAAAGACATCGAACTCATGCATGAGTTCCGAGTCAAGAGAATGTCTAGCCGAGAAATCGGACACCTCTTGGGTCGCACACCAGCCGCCATAGATTGCTGCCTGTCTCGGGAGCGTAAGAAGGCTGCGGCAAGAGCAAACCAACCAGCAGAGACCACAAGGTCGCGCCCCGGTTTCTTTGAGCGCATCTTCGGGTGGACGCCATGGTGGAAATAAAGGATGCCGCCATGGGGTTCGAGGCCGTAAAGGTATCGATGTCTCAGGACAGGAACGGGATCATCCTGCGCCTGAACGTACACCCAAATGACTGCCCCCCTGAACTGCACACGGACTGGGTTGGCACTCGCTATATGGTTGGCATGGTCAGGCTCACAGACGATGACCAGCCTGATGTGCGTGAAGATATGGTGAGGCTTGAACGCCTCATCGCATCAGCAGGGTTGTTGTGCCGGAACCAAGACTTCGGATCGTTCCTTATCGATGCTGGTCTTATGGATTACACGGACCCCGTTGGCATGGAAGAGGCCTGCGTGAAGGCAATACGAAACTACTGCGGCGTGAAGTCTCGGTCTGAGTTCAGAACGAACCCCGACGCACGGCAGAAATTCGAAACACTAAGAGAGGAGTTTGTGCAGTGGAAGAAAAGCTGAATAAGGTTTTCCTGAATGTTGAGGACATCTCCGAGATGTTCTCTGTCCACAAGAAAACAATGGAACGTATCATCAGGACAGACAAAACATTCCCAAAGGCCATCGTGATCAGTGAGCGCATTCGCCGTTGGCGATCTGATGATGTCGAAGCTTGGCTAAAAGATAAGCAGCACTAATGCTGGTCAAGCTTTCACCACGGGAGATGTCCATGTGTGAGCAAGCCGCTGCCTTCAGGTGGCAGCTTGCCCGTGCATCTGGCGTTGTGAACCAGCGCAGAGATCAAGGCAGGACAGACGGAGACCTAGACCTTCTCGGCATCAAGGCAGAGATGGCCGTGGCAAAGGTCTTTGATATCGACTACAGCCCGTTCAACTTCGGAGTCGATAGTGGAAAAGATATGTGGCTTGGCGACATATCAATTGATGTCAAGGCCACGTTCCACAAAAGGGGAAAGCTCCTCTTCAAATCAGATGACGCATTCAAGGCGCACTGTGCTGTGCTTGTGTGTCAGCACGAGGAAAACATACTAGATGTTGTGGGGTATGCGCCCAGATCGACATTCCTGAGGGAGGGGCAGGAGGCCGATCTGGGACATGGTGTAGGGGTCTACATGGATCAAGACAGCCTACGCCCTATACACGACTTATGGCGAGTGTACACAGAACACAGACTAAAGTTCAACTGAACTATACTCCACGCATCAACTGCATTGCCCTCTGCTGTAGTTCGAGAACCTTCTTGTCGATCATGTCTTCGATCTCAAGTTTGCGTCCACGAGACAGGTTCGGGTTCTGCTTCACAAGCCTTAGCTTCTTCCTCAGTTTCGTGATCGCGTTGTCGATCTTGTTCACAGGCTCCATGATACTGATGATACCGGGATAGCGCTGCCTCAGCTTGGCGACTTGCTCTGCGTCTCTGGCGTCCACGGCGTTCCGGAATGAGCGACGAACAGCAAACACATCATCACGCAGTTCATAGTAATCACCAGCGCGGTCCTTGTTGGTAACTGCCGTCAGGAACTTGTTGATGAACGGTGTGGTGCGGATCATGTCCGACTCCCACCGACCCATCGCAGCGTTCGGAATGTTGCTTGTGGCAGTATCCAAGGCTTGGTTGGCCAGTGTCCCCACGCCACCAGTCATGAAGCCAAGAATATGCTCAATGATATCTGGCTGGATATCAACGCGCATGCCAGCAATCTCGCCCGGGATGAAGTCGTCTCCGCCACCGAGCGTGTCGTTAATGAAGCGCGAAAGCCAGATGGCGCTTGGGCTGGTGGTTGACCAGTACAAACCGCTGCGAGACTTGTACTGTTCGAACGGAGACAACTCCTTGTAGATTGGCGCATTGCGGAAATCTTCATTGGTCAGAAGTTCCACTGGCAGATCACCAATCGTTGGCGACAGGAACGTCAGGACGCCGTTGCCGCCAAACGGGTTTACCATTTCTTCCACAGAGCCAAGAAGCTGCGTTGCTGCCTGCTCCGGCGTGTAGGTTCCTTCATACCCTGCGGTTCCACGGATAAGGTTCGATGTCACGCGACCAAAGTCGAACAGGGTATTCAGGCCATAGGCCATTGGTATCTTAATGTATGTGCCGTCACCATTCAGGTCGGGCAGGATCAGGTTGTGGCTCAGCGTGTAGTCGCTGATGTTGTCCCAATCTGGGATGCCATCGTCGTCGTCATCAGCCGACAGTGCGGCGTTCAGTTGGTCCATCAGGAACCCAAAAACCACGATACCCGCCGCAACCTTCCGTGCCTTGCTGCTGTTGGCCAAGGAGTTGAAGATTGCCATCGAACCCTGAAGCGATGCGTTGAAGAACAGGTAGAAAGAGTTCAGGCCGTTTTTCCACTCGCCGCCCTTGGTGAAGTTGGTCGTCAAGCTCCGTGCCGCAAACGCTGCACGGCGCAGGGCTTCCTTCTGCGGGACACCCTCATTCTCAAGCTGCGTAGCCATCGCATCAAAGAACGACAGGCGCGTAGAGTTTTCCACCGCTGTGTTCAGCGCTTCGATGTAGCCCAAGATGCTATTTGTTTTTCCGATAAAGCCACGCTTCACGACATCTTTGATGCCCTTGTTGTCAGCCTCGACAATGCCCTTGATGGTGCGCTGAATATCCTTGGAGGCATTCACCATGTCAGCCATCTGGTTCAGCACGTTCTGCCCGCCGTTCTCATAGAACTGCTGGTAACGGTTTGCCCAGTATGGATCGGCTGTTCCCTTCTCGTTCACCACATTCAGGATGGAACGGAACGCAGGGACAACGCCCTTCATGATCTGACCTTCGGCACCTTTCATCCCATACTGCTGAGCATTGAAAAAAGCCGTGGCGATGTCTCGCGGCCAGTTCGACAGCAGGAATGCTGGGTTGTAAGTGGTCAGAAGGTTTGCGTATGCCCGAGTGATATGGTGGGCAAAGCGCACAGCGACGTTCGATTGCTTCGGAGACAGAGACCCCTTCATCGCCTTGGCAATGGCTGGGTTCATGGCAATGAGGAACTCCTTGCCATCCCGACGAACAGACAGGATCGGGTCGTCAAGCTGGTTGAAGTTTCTGTCTGGCACATAGCGGATCGTGCCGTTCACAAGGACACGCTTCATGGGGTGCTGCTCAAGTACACGCCCAAATTCGTCTGTGTCGATGTTCTGGTCTTCAAGAAGCTTCAGGAGTGCCTGACCAACCTTGTTGCGCTCCGCCTTGTCGATTGCTTGGTGATGCTGCACTGCAATATTGGCGAGGATGTCGCCCGCGTAGCTTGTGCGGCCAAGTGCGCTAAGGTCCGGCTTCCCTGAAGCCCCATACTTCTGCGTAGAAGACAGGTAAACTTCGTTGGTCGTGTCGAGGTCGGACTCTGGATCAGCGAAGCCACGCAGCGGAACATATGCGATGTACTGCTTGAACTTCTGCTTGAGGTCGTCAGCGACATCCTCTCCAGCCAGATAGTCGGGAATCAAGCCACCGTCGATGTAGACTTGGTTGGTCTGCTTGATCATGTCCTGAACGCGGCGGTCGATCTGCTCAAGTGCATCACGCTTCGAGGCGGGAAGCATAGCAACAAATGCCTTGATGCGTCTGGCTTCGTCGTCGGACATGCCGGAGCCGTCTTCGCGTTCGCCCTTCGAGATGGCCTTCATGCGGGCGTTGCGCTCTTCTGCATGCAAAGCATACAGGTATGCGTTGGCTAGGGCGTGAGAGCGATTGCCATACTTCTGAAGGATGTCCCGGTAATACCCAGAAATCTTTTCTAGTGTGCCGTTCTCAGGATCAGTGACTCGCGTATTGGCAACCATCTCAAGCACTGGCTTGAAGGAAGTTCTATCGAACTTTTCTTTCTTCGGGCCAGCAACACCATGCATCAATGTTTCTTGGAAGTATGCGTCCATGTCCTGCGTGATGACGCCGGGTCCATACTTCTCACGCAGCTTGTCGTACATTTTGCCAAGCGGCAGCATGCTGTCCTGAAGCTTCGTCATGAATGCTTCAGTCTTTGCTTGCGCATCTTCGTTGCTCACGAACGGAAGCCTGCCAAGAACCTTGGCCATCGTGTCTTGGACCTTAGTATAGCGCAGGCCTTCAGCCCGTGCCGCCAAGTCATCAGGACCAATGTAGCGTGTTCTCGCATTGGATGTGCGCGAGTAGACCGGGATGCGGCTGTAGGCACGAACCATCTGGGCGCGCTTCTTGCCGCGATGCGGATCAATGATGCGCTTCGCCTTTTCAAGTATCGGGTAGAATGTCTTCACATAGAAGGCGGTCGAGTTCCCAAGCGGCTTCTCTTCGAGGACAAGCTGCATTGGTGGTGCGCTGTGGGTCAGGTTGTTGCGCCACTCAAGAACAAAGCCTTCGCGTGACGGATACCCAATGACGCTGTCGCCATCCTTGTAGTCTTGGTTGTGCCAACGACGCATCAGATCGTAGATGGCGTTCTCAACGCGCTTGTACTTGGAGTTCTCCACCAGTTCGCGGTCATGGGCGCGGCGGTGAATGTGGTACAGGCCATGGCCCACCTCTACATCGCCAATCTCTTTGTGTTCGCCCTCAGGCAGGATCACTGGGATTTTGCGCTTGCCATCCTGAATAAAGCCGTATGCGTAGTCCAAGATGCCGCCACCCTGAACAGGGGCGCGGACAGGCGCATATGGTCTGGTCGGAATAGCAGAGAACTTGACCGGAGGTGTGCTGCCCAAGTCTTCGATATTAGACAGCGTCTCCCTTACGTCAGCAATTTCGCTTGGCGTCAGGTCTTCTGAGATTGCCCGCTGTTCGACAACAAGCTGTCGAGGTCCAAAGAAGTCTCCGTATTCTGGTCCTCCAATTTGGACAACATTTGCGTCAGACTTCTCATCTGCTGCGAGTTCAGCAGCGACACTGCGGACCCTGCCTCGCTCTGCATCGGGGAGTGTATCTTGGATGTCGGCATCGTTAATACCCTTCTGTTTCAGAACGTAGATGGCACCATCTGCGTAGTCGTTGTCATCGCCACGACCCTTGCGGACACCCCCCGCTGCGAACAGGCGCTTCTCGGCGTACCACATCAAGGCCTGAATGTCAGCGTTCGAAATATCTGTTCCAGTCGTTAGCTTCAGGATTTGCCGTGCGCGTTCGGTAACGTCCCGCATGGCGCGGCGGTCGCTGCCGCTGCGCGGGTCTTCTTGAAGCTCGGCTTCAAGGTTCTTCACATATGTGCCGATA